TCATGTTCACGGCTTCCTTGAACTCGGCGTGGATCGTGTCGACGCCCTCTTGGAGGTTGCCGAGTTGGCCTTCGTCGAGGCTCGTGCCTTCGATGCCAGCGCCCTTGAACTTGCCGGACTTGATGACCACCATCTTGATGCCGGCCATCTTGGCGGCTTCGGAGTAGTCAGGGATGGCCATATACACGCCGATGGAACCTACGGAACTTGAGGGCGATGCGGTCACTTTATCGCTAGCCGAGGAAATCCAGTATGCGGCCGATGCCATCTCGCTATCGGTATAGGCCATCGTGGGTTTACCGAGGTTGCGAATCTTGTTGGCCAGTTCCTCGACGCCGGTGACGGTGCCACCAGGGGATGACACTTGAAAGGCAATCTTCTCGACCGCAGGGTCGGCAGCCATCGCGTCGACCTGATCAGACAGGTCGTTGATGTCCACGGCGCCCATCATCTTCTCGAGAGGGGACAGGCCCTTGCCGATCACGCCGACGACCGGGATGATGCCGATGCCGTCGACGACGTAGGGCTTAGGGGCCACGCCGAAGAGCTGCGCAAGCATATCCGTGAAGCCGAACTTCTCGGCTAGGACCGCGTGGTCTTTCGCCTTGGTCGGGTCGATGAGAAGGGGCTCGCGGCCCGACAGTCCGTTGGTAAGGAAACGCATGGTCTTAGGAATTGGGTTGGTCGAGCTCTTCGGGCTCTTCCTGGTCAGCGGGTTCGTCCTCCATCTCGGGGGACTCGGGGCCTTCCTCGACGTCGCCGCTGATCGTGCCGACCGGGGTGTTGGACGGACGGAAAAGCAGTTCAAACGGGATGCCGTATTGTTCGGCCAAGTCCTTGATGTGGACCATATCGGACGCGCGCTTGGCCATCTCGGTGCGGAAGTCTAGGCCGCGCTGGGCGTAGAGCTCAGACATGGACAGCAGGCCCATCTCGACGTCGGCCCGGTCGTTAGCGGCTTCGCGGCCAGCGTCGACGGTGACGGACTTCGGGGTCGTCCAGGATACGCGGTTCCAGTCCGGGTCGTCGGGCAGTTCGCCTGCGGCGATGCCTTGGCCGATGATGTAACCCCACGTCGGGACGCAGAAGTTCTCGATCATGATGGTCTGGTACTTCGAGAAGACGCGGCCAGCCTTGGCCGTGATAAGGCGCACCGTGGCGCCGCCGAGTTTGGAGGAGTCGCCGACGAACTCGTAAGGGAGCACGCCCTGGGAGATGTCACGTTCCAGCGCCGCGAGGAAGCCGGTGAAGGTGGCGTTGGGACGGTTGCTCTGGAAGGACGTCATGTCCTCCCCGGGCTCAAGGGCGATGAGTTTGCCGCCCATCGTGTTGGCTAGGTTGGCGTAGGAGCCTGTGCCGGTCGCCCCCAGTTCGTTGGCCATGTCGCCGTCGAGGATGCCGCCCGCTTTCTTGATGATGCGGGTCACGTCGCCGTTGTCCTTCACGGCCTGCTTTTCGAGGGCGAGGATTTCCATCTCGTCCTGAATGCTGTTGATGCTGTGCTGGAGCAGGGGGACGCCGCGAGCGCCGGACGCATACTCCTGGTCGACCACCATCATCATCGACTGAGCGAGGATCTGGCGGGACGAGCCGTCGGAACGGTAGATGTTCACGGCGATGTATTCGCCATAGGGACCGAACTGGATGCCGTCATGCATACCCTCGGGCACCTTGCCTTCGAGAGGGTCGCCGACGCGGTGGGCTTCCATCAGCTGGAGTTTGGCTTCGCCGTTGGCGTTGCGCACCTTGGCGGCGAACGAGTCACCGTCACGGATCATGCCGCGGAGAAGGATGGACTGAGCCTGATAGAACGAGAAGCGGTTCGTGATGTCGATGCGCTTGGCCTTCTCGGCGAAGTAAGCCTCGTAGCGTTCCTGCATCTCAGGGGTCGACGCGTGGCTCTGCGGCTTGATGCCGTCGCCCACGGTGTAGAGGCAGATGTCCGCAAGGATTTGCTTGAAGAGCCCGGAGTTACGCTCGGCCCAGCGGCACTTGCGCACCATCGTCAGGCGGTCGTAGGGCGTCAGGTCACGGCGGAGGTCACGCGGTTCGGCGCCGTAGGCCGCACGGCGGGCACGCGTCACGCCGATGGACTGCCAGTCGCCGTAGGAAGCCTGCGGCTGCGGGGCGGTCGGGGCAGGCGTCACCGGCTTGGGACGCAGGCTGACGGTCTTAATCTTCTTGCGGATGGCCATGGAAATTAGTCCTGACGGTTCTGCCAGTCGGTCGAGATGATCGTGCGACGAGCGCCGTAGGTGGCAGGGTCGAGCCTCGACAGGGCGAACAGGGCCTCGCTCAACATTTCTTTGGCGGGGAGAACCATCTGGCGGCTGGCGCTCGAACCGCTGTCACTGTAACTCATGAGGGTCTTCCCCTCAGTAATCAGGGCGACAGCCTTCTCCTTGATCGCAAGGAGTTCGCATTCAGTGAGGCCGATGAATAGTCCTTGAGCCATTTAAACTTGCCGAGAATGGAAGCCCGAGAGGGGGTACGCCGCCCAGCCCACGCCATGAGTCTCTTCCTCCCACGACACTAAACGGCGTACCCTTGCATATAGCGTGCCAAGGGTCATGACGGTTGCAAGTCGGTTTCGGCAGTTTCCCGCCCAGCGATGCCCCAGCGGACGGCGGCCAGCAGGGCGAGGATTTCGCAGTCCATGGCGTGGTTGTCCTTCTTGCCCTGGGGAAGTATCCACATGGGCTTCCCGGTCCGCTTGTCCTTCACGCGGACTTCGGCGCTCAGCTGCTCCACATACTCAGGCGTGGCATCGAGGGCATAGGTCCAGACGCGGCGAGCCCGCAGGCCGTGCAGGAGGTCTTTGCCGGCGGTGGCCGAGTGGACGATAAGGATCGCCCGCTGCGGGATGCCAGGGACGACGATGGACTGCTTCTCGGAGTAGAAGCGGCGGGTCGTGTTGCCGGACTTGTCGGTCACCGCAAAGTCGTCAGACCCTGAGCCCTTGGCCGTCTTCCAATTCCGCTTGGCCGTCTCGCGGTAGACCTCGGTCGTATTGTCGCCGGAGTCGACGAGCACCATGGCGTGATGCACCCCGTGCTGTTTGGCGAAGGCTTCGACGTTGCCCCATGAGTCGATGCGGGCGAAGGCCATCAGGCGGCTATGCCCGGTCTTGGCCCACCTTCGGACCGTCACCCAGAAGTGGCCACGCTGGACGTCGACCCCCATCGTGCGGAAAGGGATGCTACCGGGCACGGCGTCCTTCTGCTCGACGACGCGGGCCTTCGGGGTGATCGCGGCCTCGGCGTCCCAAGGGTCGGCCATCTTGTAGTTCGCGGCCTCCGCCAGCGCCACCATCTCGCCGCCCTCTTCGCTCCAGGGTAACGCCAGCCGCTTCTGCTTGAAGATGCGCCGCGGTTCCTCGTCGCCGTATTGGTCGACCGACTCCTTGGCCTTGAGCATCAGCACGCCGAGCTCGCCCCAGCTCATCGTCGCTAGGCTGTTCCAATGCAGGCCGATGTGCCCTGAGTTAGCGGCGACCGATGTGGCTACAAAGGTTCCGCGAGCGTTGGCCTCGAGTCGGCTGGCGTTCGTGTCAGGCAGATGCGTCCGACAGGCCGCGCACTCGTAGGTCGTGCCGACGCTGACCTTGTGCAAGTCCCATGTGCCGGTCGCCTTGGCGTCCTCGGGGAACCTGATCTGCTCCCAGACCCACGGCTGAAGGTGGTCGCACTTTGGGCACCTCATGTTCCAATCTCGCTGATCAGTTGTCTCGTGCAGCTGATGGAACTCCTGCCCAGCCCGTCCGCCTTGGGATAGGAAGATGCGCTTGCCCATCCAGCCGAACGCAGTCACGCGCGCGCTAAGTTCCGCAAGGTGCCCGGGCGGTGCCATCCAGCACTCGTCGGCGATGGTGTAACGCAGGGACAGGCGCTGAAGGTTGGCCTCGTTCCAGATGCCGCGACAGTAGAGCGTCATGCGGTCGAAGTCCGCGGTGGTCGAGCGGTCGAGGTCGTCGCCCGAGAGACGCGCCTTCACCGGCGGGCAGTTGTTCCAGACCGGGCGGAGGTAACGCAGGGCGAAGTCCTTGGCCTCGGGGTCGGTGGCCTGAAGCACCATCGTCGGCCCAGGAGCGTTCGCGATGATGTGGCAAGTCAGCAGACGGGCGAAAAGGGATTTGCCCGATTGGATGCTGGCGAGGACGGTAAGGAGTTTCGTCTCTGGATCGGCGGCGATGCGTAGGGCCTCGGCGACCCAAGGGGTCCGTTCGGACCTGAACGGCCCGGGCATCGGCGAGTCGGGGATGGCGTGGACGTTGGACTCGAGCCACTCGACGACGTCACCCGAATCTGACGGACGCAGGACGTCCCGACCGATGCGGAGTAGGTCGGACTTATTCATAAAGCCCTGCCTCCTTGAGCAAGCGATACAACTCGTCGGACAACTCCGACCACTTCCTCGGCTTGCGTTTGAACGGACGCGACGGCTTTGGCATCGGCTTGCGCCTGGGCTTGGGCTTACGCTTCGTCATGGGTCGATAGGTCGGCCTTCACGCGGCGCACCCAAGCCTCCAAAACTTTCACCGCCTTCGCAGGGTTCTCGGGGTTACATCCTTCTGCCACATCGAGGGCGAGTTTGTCGAGTCGGTTGACGATGCCGGCGGTCATCTCGCGCATAGCCTCGGTGGCCTCCTTCGCCGAGATGTAATCCTTCGTCAGGATAAGCCGACGCTCCTGCTCTTCCTCGAGCGCCACCAGCGTTTTGAGGGACGCGTTATAACTCGACTGATACTTCCCCTGGTTCGGGTCGCCCCCTTCCATCGCGGCCTGCCAGACGCCACGCGCCCGACTGACCAAGGTCCGATGTTCGCTGATCGTGTCAGCCAGGGAACCGTCGTCGAGCTGAGCCGGTGCGGCCTTCGGTGCCGCGGCCCGCTGCACGTTCGCCCGGGCTTCCCGCCACGCCCGAGCCGCGTCGATGCTGTCGGTCGGCATGCCTTCGCGTCGAAGGACCGAGATGCGTTGCGCGGTGACGCCGAGCGCCAAACCCAGTTCTGAGTTGGTTAGAGCCATGGTTTGTTAAACGGCCTGTTTCCGCTGTTCGACCCCACAAAAAAGGGTCGTGGTGTCGGGCCA